AGAAAATATTATGAGTGAAGACGTAAAAACTGCAGAAGATATAGCACAAGATTACACAGCTATGGGTCATTCAGTAACACTAATCAATGGCATTATTGCTGGATCTAAAATGGCTGATGAGTCAGCTGAAGAGAGACAAGCTTGTGTAGACAGAAATGTTGAACATTTAGAGATTATGATTGCTAAAGATTACTGGACTGATGAGAGTATGACTGCTGTTAATTCTGCTATCTCTGCTGGTAAAGCACACACAGCATCATAGTACATTTAATCTCTTGTAGATAACAAATGTTGATATAACTAGGGTTCTAGTATATTTTAAACTAGGAATTAATTTATGCTACAAAAAGTAAATTTCACACCAGGATTTAATAAACAGGTTACAGCAACTGGAGGCGAGAGCCAATGGATTGATGGAGACAATGTTAGATTTAGATATGGTTTACCAGAAAAAATAGGTGGTTGGGCTCAACTAGGTTCTGTTGATATTACAGGGCGTAATACAGCAATACACCATTTTATAAATTCTTCAGGAATTAAATATGCTATTTTAGGTGCTAATAGAATTCTTTACGCTTATTCAGGAGGTATTTTTTACGATATTCATCCTATTAAAACTACAACATCTTTATCTAATTGTTTTACTACAACTAACGGATCAGCAATTGTTACTATAACTTTTCCATCTTCTCATGGTATGAATGCGGGTGATATTGTATTGTTAGACAATTTTCAAGGTTTAACTGGTTCTAATTTTAATTCACAAAATTTTGATTTAAATAAATTTCAAATAGTAAGTATACCAACTGCTGCAACAATAACAATTAATGTAGGTACAAATGAAACAGGCACTGGTGCTACAGCATCTGGCGCTGTTAGAGTACAACACTACTATCCAGTAGGTCCAGCTCAAGAAGTTGCATCAACTGGTTTTGGTCTTGGTTCATGGGGTGGAATACAACAAGGACAATTTACATCTACACTTGCATCATCAATTAATGCAAGTGTTACAAGTTTAACACTTGCAAGTTCAACAGCGTTTGCATCATCGGGTACAGTGCAAATTGGATCAGAATTAATTACTTACACTTCTAATAGTAGCAATGTTTTATCTGGGTTAACTAGAGGAGCTTTAGGTACAACAGCCGCATCACATTCCTCAGGTGCTACTGTAACAGATGCTTCTAATTATGTCGGCTGGAACTCTGCTGCATCTGGAGATGTTATAACTGATCCAGGTTTATGGTCTTTAGATAATTTTGGTAATAAATTAATTGCAACTATTTTTAATGGAGAAAGTTTTGAATGGGATTCAGACCCAACTATAGCTAACAATACAAGAGCAACTATAATAGCAGGTGCTCCAACAGCGTCTAGATTTAGTTTGGTATCAACTCCAGATAGACACTTAGTATTTTTTGGAACAGAAACTACAATTGGTACAAAATCAACACAAGATGAAATGTTTATAAGATTCTCGTCTCAAGAAGATATTAACTCATACACGCCAACCTCAAGTAACACTGCAGGTACACAAAGATTATCTGATGGTTCTAGAATTGTTGGTGCAATAAGAGGAAGAGATGCTATTTATGTTTGGACAGATACAGCTTTATTTGTAATGAAATTTGTAGGTCCACCATTTACTTTCTCATTTCAACAAGTTGGTACTAACTGTGGCTTGATAGGTAAGAATGCAGCCGTAGAAGTTGATGGTGTTGCATATTGGATGTCAGACAATGGCTTCTTTAGATACTCGGGTAAATTAGAATCACTACCATGTTTAGTGGAAGATTTTGTTTACGATGATATTAATTTAATTCCTAAACAACATATCAATGCAGGTTTAAATAATTTGTTTGGTGAAGTTATGTGGTTTTACCCTAACTCAGGTTCAGGTATAGTTAATAAAATGGTCGCCTATAATTATTTAGATTCATCAAAAGAAAGACCAGTGTGGACTAGTGGTACATTAGCTAGAACCGCGTGGCGAGATTCTGCTGTATTTGGTAAACCTCATGCAACAGAGTATAATGCAAACGGAACAACATCAACCTCAAATAAAGATCATGTTTATGGAAACCAGGAAGGTACATCAACATACTTTGAACACGAAACAGGTTTAGATCAAATTAAAGAAGGAGCAACTACAGCTATTGCTGCAAGTATTGAATCTGGAGATTTTGATATAGGTAACCAAGGCCTTCAAGGTGATGGAGAATTTACAATGAAGATAAGAAGATTTGTACCAGATTTTTTATCTCAAACAGGAGATGCAATAGTTACACTAAATTTAAGAGACTATTCTAATGACTCACAAACAAGTTCTGCACTTGGTCCATTTACTATAAGCTCTTCAACAACAAAAGTTGATACTCGTGCAAGAGCAAGAGCTATATCTTTAAAAGTAGCAAACACAAGCACGGGACAGTTTTGGAAACTAGGTACATTTAGATTAGACATACAACCAGATGGGAGAAGATAATGGCTAGAATTATACAATCACTAACACAACCAAATGATGAGTACGATCCACAAGTACAACAATCTTTTGTAAGAGACATTGAAGGTATTATAAATAAATTAAATACTACATACCAACAAGATTTAAAAGACGAATCTGAAGCGGAGGCTGTTTTTCTTGGCTAATTTATTTGTAAATAAAAAAGTAGATTTAACTAGCACATCAGCTGTAGCAATGTATACAGTTCCGACAGCTACAACAGGCGTTATAAAATCTATTTTAGTATCAGAAGATTCTGGTAATGCGGACACTATAACTATAACTATTACAGATACAGCAGGAGCTGTATTTAGTGTGTTTAAGACAAAAGCAATAGGAGCAAACGCAACAGTAGAATTACTTACAGAGCCACTTGTTTTACAAGAAAGTGAAATATTAACGGTGACTGCGGCAACGGCCAATAGACTACATGTTATACTATCTTCTTTACAAATAAAACCTAGAGAAGTTACAACATAGTCTTGATTTATCTGCTAAAAACAGATAATAATATAAACTCAGGTACAATCCCTGCTTTAACCAACGGACAAAATTTATGATATCAAGATCTCAAATGAGAAGACAATTGCGGGCTAATGGTGGCATTATGAATGCTAGACAAGGGTATGGTATTGGTAGTTGGGTTAAAGAAAAAATTAGAAAACTTATTCCAAATGAACTAGCAGACATTGCAGTTAAAGCTGCACCGTTTGTTGCACCATTTAATCCTGCCATTGCAGGTTTAATGTCTGGTGTTGGTAGCTTTGATAAAACAGGTAGAATAGGAGACTCTTTAAAAAAAGGAGCTATGAATTATGCTGGGGGTCAAGCAGCGAGATATTTAGGTGGAGCAGATTTTCAAGGTAGTCCTTTTTCTACTGATGGTGGAGCATTTAGAGGTGGATTAGAAGGAATTAAAGGAGGCTTTAGTTCTCCGTTAGGAACTGACACAGGTTTTAAATTAGGCACAGAAGCTACACAAAGTACAACAGGTAAAGGTAACTCAAATGCTTTTTCTGATGGTCAAACTGGTGCAAAAGAAACATCTAAAATTTTATCAGATGCTAAAAATAAAGGAACAGGAATTAAAGATATATTTCAAAACAAAGTAAGTGAATTTAGCAGTGGATTATTTGAAGGTGTTCCATTATTAGGAGAACTACCACCATTAGTACAACAACAAATATTAGTTGGTGGAGTAACATCAGCTGCAACATATATTTATGAGGCGTTTATAATGGAAGAACCTCCACAAGATGAAAATGAAACTATGGAAGAATACCTAGCAAGAAGAAAAGAAAACGTAGGTAAAAAAATGAGAACTTACATGGACAACTATATGGCTTTTGATGCTGAATATTCTGCATTAGATGATGCAGGTAAAGATGCTGTTGTTGAAAGATATAATAAAAACATGGGTGGACTTATGAGAAGAAATTATCAGACTGGTGGCATTACTATGACTAATAGTCTTCAACAAAATATAGCACAAAATAAAGCTAACCAAAGAGCGAGAGCAAAAGAATTAGAAATAGCAAGATCTAGAATACCTGGTTATGTTGCAGCTGAAAAAGTATCAGCACCAACTCCAGCTCCTATGATCGAAGAAATACAAGAGACTATACAACCAGTGCCTTCACCAGACATGAGTAGACCAACCATCAACATGCCTATCACGAATAGACCAATGCCTTTACCAGACATGAGTAGACCAACCATCACCATGCCTATCACGAATAGACCAATGCCTTTACCAGACATGAGTAGACCAATGCCAAGACCAGGTCCGAGTATTGTAGGAAATCCTCTTGATAAATTTTTACAAGAAGAAGGTAATTTACCAGTGCCAATAGATCCAAGAGGTCCTACACCAGAAATGTTAGAGGCAATAAAAGATGGTACATTTGAAGAGAAATTTATGGGTCCACCAGATCCTCAACCAATAGATCAGATGCCTATGTTACCACCAGATACACCACCTGGCTCTGAAGATATAATGAGTGGTTTTGAAAAATTCTACAAAGAAAATTATGGTGATGGTCCTGGAATGTCGACAGCAGATGTTAGAACATACAAATTACCAAATGGTGAAATAGTACAAGGAAGTTCTACTTCTATGGGACAAACTAATGCATATTTAAAATCAATAGGTCAACCACCAGCAACTGATGTAAATTCACTTGCAGGTTTACCTGGGCTTCAAAAAAACTCAACAGACGAAAAAAAATATGGAACTACTGCAGATGGAAAAACTATTGATCCACAAAAAGGTAGAGGAATGTATATTGATTTATTAGATGTAGTTAAATACGATCAACCAAACGTTAAATTAACAGGTAATGAATCTTTAGCAGAATTAGAAAGATTGGCTTACCCTCAATATTTTAATCCAGATGGAACTATGAAACCAGAAAAATCTAAAGGTGGCCTTATGAGATTAAATTACATGATAGGCGGCGAAGCTAAACAAATGGAAGCAGGAGCACCACCAATTATGTATTCAGGTAATATGGATCCCAATGCACCAAACCAACAAGCAGGATTACCATCAGTACCGGGACCTATGCAAATGGCAGAGGACGGACCAGAATTTGATATGAGAGAAAATGGTGGATTTCAACCATTAGGTAGACAAGAGGGTAAAGATGATGTACCTGCTATGTTAGCTAAGAATGAATTCGTAATGACAGCAGACGCAGTTCGAGCAGCGGGCGGCGGGAGCATACAAAAAGGAGCACAGAAAATGTACGACACAATGAAAAAATTAGAAAGTAGAGTATCATAATGGCAGTTGTAGAACAAAGAAATTTACCACCAGAATATATTGAAGCGTTAGGTAAAACGTATGCAGCTGATCTTACAAAACAAGCTGGTATACCTTCAATTACTAATGCAACAACGCAACAAGCAGGTGAAACTGCAGAGCAATTTGCACAGAGACAAAAACAAGCACAACAGTTTAATATTACAAAAGCAGGTATGGCTGAACTTGCACCGCAAGTTGCAGCACAAGACGCTTATCAAACAGCAGCATATTCACAAGCAGTAGACCCAACAACAGGGCTTGGTGCTTATCAACCTTATTTACAAAGTGCAGGAAGTGCGGCAGGAGCAGCGGGTGCTTTAACTGGAGCAGGAGCAGGTACAGGCGCTGGTTCAGTGCAATCTTACATGTCACCTTATCAACAACAAGTTATTGATACATCACTTGCAGACTATGATGCACAAGCAGCAAAATCTAGATTAGGTTTAGGTGCACAAGCAGTATCAGGTGGGGCTTTTGGTAGTGGTCGTCACGGTATTGCAGAAGCAGAATTTGATGCATTAAGTAATAGAGGTAGAGGAACTTTACAATCCGGTTTAAGACAATCAGGTTTTGAAAATGCGGTAAATAGAAGACAACAAGATTTACAAAATCAAATGGGTATATCTGGATTACAATCAGATTTAGGTGGTGCAGCACAAGGTTTTGCACAATCACAAATAGCAGGACTTGGTACACTAGGTTCAGCTCAACAAGGACAGAATCAAGCAGTGCTTGATGCACAAAGACAAGC